ATTAGTGAGCTTCCTTAACCAATTGGATATAACAGGTAAAATCGAGGCTTCATGGGAGGACCGGAAGCCTATGTCAATCACAGTCGACTGGTCAGGTCGAGTAGAAACAATCAAGGACCACGTAGAATGAGCATGCCACAAGCACTAAGATTCTGTAAAATAAGGGATGTACGATCACCTAGTCGGGCTCATCAATATGATGCTGGTATAGACTTCTATGTACCATCTGATTATCGTTCTGAAGCTATACAACCAGGACATTCTGCAAAGATAGCAAGTGGCATCAAGGCTGACATCGCAGTAGGTATGGCATTAGTAGCATTCAACAAATCAGGCGTCGCTACAAAACACGGGCTTCAAGTTGGCGCTTGCGTAGTTGATTCAGGTTACGAAGGCGAAATACACTTGCATGTCATGAATGTAAGCCATCGTAATGTCTTTGTATTACCAGAAACAAAGCTAGTACAATTCCTGTATCTACCGATAGCACTACCTCAAATCATCGAGGTTGAAGCACATCGTTTATTTGATGTTCAGTCACAGCGAGGTGATGGCGGTTTCGGAAGTACAGATGATTTTGGTGGATGGGACTATGGTACAGATGTAAAAGAGTTAACTGTAGGTCAAGAGTTATGAAGGGGTATAAAATACAAGATATTACAGAAATAGCAGAGGCTATAAAAAGTGGGGATCCAGCAGAGAACAACATTGGTACAGTAAAGGATGGATTCTTTTGGTTCCCTGAAGAGATGCAATGGGCTGCTCAATGGCAAAAGGATAAAGAGCAAGATTCCCCAGATGGATACTTTGCTATGCTATTAGATCCAGATATTTTTGTAGATGAAGACGACGACGACGAGATAATGGCTGGTATAGAGTATTGGTGGCATCGTAGTCAGATCTATTCAGCAGCATACTTAATAAACAACAAGCCATTAGTAACTAGTCGATATACAGAAGATATAGCTAATGACAGTCTAAGAGATTTATTGAAAATGCAGAACGAGGTAAAGGAATCATTCGCTGACCAGGGAATGGAGGTAGGTGCCAATGCTAATCCTAAAGATATCTGGATGGTTATAAGAACCACAGCACAACATATACACAATAACGTACGAGGAATTCATTGAAACAAACTGAAAATTTTTGTATATTACCCAATAGTCTACTCCCGGCTATGAGTGAGCTAAGCAAGGGAGAGATCAGGGCTCTGATAGGCGTGTTATCCTTCAGGGATCCTAACAGTACTAACTTAGCATTTCCAAGTATCAATACTATAGCGAAGCGATGTGGTATGACTCCAAGTTATTGCAGTAAACAGTTGAATCGTATAGCAGAACGGGGCGGGATACTCAAGATCAACCGGCGGTTTAACAACTCTAATACTTACGAGTTCATATGGACAGGGTGTACGCCCCCCGTAGAGGGTGTGCGTGAGCCCCCCGTACACGTACCGCTACCTAATAGACCATCTAATAGACCACTATCTATAGGGGAGTTTTTGAGACTCTATCCAAAGCCTTCTCCACCATCTGGGTGGCAGAGCTACATTTGGGCTAATGCGACTAAAGAATGGAAAGACAAAGGATTGGAAGAGATCAAGGATCAAATATATTTGGACATACGTGACCGCGTACAAAGAGAGTGGCGCGACGTAGAGTATTGGCCTAACCCTGCTACATATCTAAAGCAGCAGTGGTGGAAACAACCTATGGAGGGTCGCACGACAACTGACCGTGAAACATCAGACACGAGGTATTTCTAATGAGTAGGTATGCAAAGATAATGCTTGCATTAGCGGTAATTGTAGTTCTTTTAGGGATGTGTACAGGTGGATGAAGTAGCATGGATGTATCAACAAGATCCAGCTCGGATGAAACCAATAGAGGAAACACATGGAGAGTTTGTCTCACCCATATCGGAAGAGTTACTTAAAGAGATCTGGAACTATATCCAAGACGGAAATAACATGGTCGGGGATACTCTTCCCTGGGAGTCGGACTTTAGATTCAAACCGAAGACTCTTAATGTATGGGCTGGTATCAACGCGCATGGGAAATCAGTTGCGCTTCAGCAATGTGCTTTGCACTGGGCAGTACAAGGTAAGAAGACTGCCATCTGGTCACAGGAGATGCCGTGCGAAACGGTCTACGCGAATCTTATTAGGCAAGCGACGGCAGTTTCTAAACCGACGGAAGTGTTTCATGCCTTAGTCGCGCAATGGTTAAACGATTGGATTATGGTGTGGCACCAGCCAAGTATGCGGTTCGAAGATGTCTTCACATTTCTAGACGAGGCCAAGAAACAAGATATAAGTCATGTAATTATAGACAACCTCACATCAATTGGATTAACTTCTGATAACCTATGGATGCACCAGAGGGAGCTGATCGTCCATCTTAAAAAGGCCTGTATGGAACTGGGTTTGATCATACACGTCGTACATCACGTACGTAAGTTAGATTCAGAAAAAAACCAACCAGATAAGTTCGACGTAGTAGGATCTGGTGACATTACTAACTTAGCTGATAATGTTTTTATAGTAAATCGTAATGTTGAGAAGCAAGAGAAGGTCTCTGATGGGTGGGGAGCGCAGACTATAAGCTCGTCTGATACCCGCACTTGGTCAGAGCTATCAGATGGGCTTATATCAGCTGTCAAGGTACGGTATGGCCAGCCATGTCGTATCAAGTTGTGGTGGAATCAAATAGGACCGGACACGGGAGCGTTCACAGATGGGCAACATGCACCATCAAGGGTATACTTCAAGCCTCCGGAAGATATGGAATACGACCAGGAGGTACCATTCTAATGAGAACAGATAATTGGAAAAACGTAGAACGCGGTGTTGCTAAACTATTCGGCGGAACACGAACCGGTTCTAATGGAGAAAGTCGACGAGATGTAGAGCATCCGATATTCTCCATAGAGGTGAAACACAGGAAATCTTTTCCAGATTGGTTGCATTCAGCCTATGGACAGGCCGATCGTGAAAAAGAACACCGGATACCCATCGTAGTCCTCCATGAGAGATATACAAAATTTGAAGATGCCTATGTTGTTATTAAAGCAGAGCATTTTTGTAGACATTATAAAGATATTCCTATTCAGGATACAACCAAGGAGATTGATTCTAGTATAATAGACCCTTTAGATCAAGGAGACTTAAATGGCCCGCAAGTTTACGAATGAGAACAATTATCCGCATTGGTTGTATCATACGCTTACCACAAATAACTATACCAAAGGCACAAAGCCTAGTGATATTTCAGTTACACGGCTTATCGACAGTCCCCAAATAAATGCATTACGGTATAAACATGCAGATGAACTTGTCGAAGATGTTAGAGATAGAGTTTGGTCTATTTGGGGATCAGCAGTACACTCTGTGGTGGAAAACACTAACGAAAGTAATTCAGATGTACTAACGGAAAAGCGATTCTACAACGATTATGATGGTAAAGTAGTTACAGGACAGATTGACGTTTATGACATGTCATCTAAAATACTATACGATGTTAAAACGGTCAGCGCCTGGAACTTAGTTAATGGTTATAAAAAGTCGTGGGAATATCAGCTTAATGTTTTAGCTGATCTGATGACAGCCAATGCTTGGAAGGTCAAGGGTTTAGCTATTGTAGCTATAGCTCGTGACTGGAATGCTAGGCAAGCATCTGATGTAGAAACATATCCTAACCATGCAATGACAGTAGTTGATATACCGCTGTGGATACCCTCTATACGTAAAAAGTATATAGATCAGCAGTTAAGCAGACATTTTAAAGAGGATCATTACTGTACACCTGAAGAGAGATGGCAGTCAGAAGAAAAATGGGCCGTTATGAAAGCGGGTCGAAAGAATGCATTGCGATTGCTCGATTCAGAACAAGAAGCTATGAATTACTTAAACGACTTGATTGATCCGACTAAGTGCACGATAGAGCACAGACCCGGGTCACCCAAGCGGTGTTGGACGTACTGTAATGTACGTAATTTTTGTCCACAACTAAGAGCTGAGAAGCAGGAGAAGCGCTAATGGCAGGAAAACAATTCGATAACACTAACAAGGGAAGATTCTTTCTCAACGAGAGGAAAACGGCTAAAGATCCCGCATTATCTGGACCAGGTAATTATAATGGCACAGACATGCGAGTAGCCGCATGGATTAACCCCAACGAGGATGCTGATAATAACAAAGTATGGAAGGCGTTTGATTACCTTGCAGAAAATGCGGTAATCAACATGAGGTTCTCAGAGCCCAAGAAAAAGGGAGGGGGCCAAAGTAGTGGATCCAGCGATATGGACGACGACCTACCCTTCTAATCTACGCTGTACTTTACTACTTTCGGAGGCGGGGTCTACTTTAGGCCCTGCCTCTTTTTTTCTTTCGCCTTAGAGGGCGATTCTGGAGCTCTAGGACATGCATATTACGCCGTATCAACAGTTTATACATAAGAGTAGATATGCTAGGTATCTACCAGATCAACAACGCAGGGAATCCTGGGAGGAAACTATTGGACGCTATATCGATTTTTTTGATACTCGCCTTGGTAATAATCACCTTGAACGATTTAAACCCCTTATTGTAGGAATGGAAGTAATGCCCTCGATGAGGGCTTTAATGACGGCCGGCAAGGCCTTGGAGAAAGACCATGTGGCTGGATACAATTGTGCTTATACTGCTGTTGATAGCTTGCGCGCTTTCGATGAGTGTCTCTATATTCTTATGTGTGGCACAGGTCTGGGGTTCAGCGTTGAAAGACAACACATACAGAAGCTCCCGATCATTGCAGAGGACTTTCATGAAACAGACACAATTATAGTCGTCCGAGACTCTAAAATCGGGTGGGCTAAAGCTTATAAAGAGCTGATAGCCTTTTTGTTTCAAGGGTTAATACCCAAATGGGACTTGTCTAAGATTCGCCCAGCAGGTGCACCACTGGTTACATTCGGTGGTCGCGCCTCTGGACCAGAACCTTTAGATGAGTTATTCAAAAAAACCATTCATGTTATATCTAGTGCACGAGGCGATCAGCTGACTTCATTAGAATGTCATGATATTATGAATTATATCGGAGAAGCAGTAGTAGTCGGCGGAGTAAGACGCACCGCTGAGATATCGTTAAGTAATCATTCAGACGAAAGGATGCGCAATGCTAAGATGGGTAACTGGTTTATGGAAAACCCACAGAGAGCATTGGCTAACAACTCTATATGTTACACAGAACGCCCTGATGTAGGAGCGTTCATGCGAGAGTGGTCGGCCATCTACGAGTCACGATCAGGTGAACGGGGTATTTTCAATAGACGAGCCTGCCAAACTATGGCTCCAGAGAGGAGAGACAAAGAGTGGGAGTTCGGAACGAATCCATGTTCGGAAATTGTACTTCGTTCTAAACAGTTTTGCAATCTATCCGAAGTGGTAGCTAGATATAATGACACCATGGAAACGCTTACTACAAAAATAGAAGCTGCAACCATGTTAGGTACCGTGCAGGCAAGCCTCACGGATTTTCGTTATCTAGGTGCCCAGTGGAAAAAGAACTGTGAAGAGGAAGCTTTGTTAGGTGTGAGTATAACAGGTATCTTCGATTGTCCGGCTCTGCTGAAAGCATCGCCAAAACAATTGGAGGAGTTACGCGATCATGCGGTTAAAACGAATGAAATTTTTGCAAAGGAAATTGGTATCAACCCATCTGCCTCTGTTACTTGTATCAAGCCTAGCGGGACTGTTAGTCAGCTGGTGGATAGCAGCAGTGGGATTCATCCTCGTCACGCTAGATATTACATCCGCCGTGTACGTAATGATAAGAAGGATCCATTATCTCAAAAGCTTATCGACAGCGGGATCGAATACTTAGAAGATCCTTATAACAAGGATGCTTGGGTATTTGAGTTTCCAATGAAAGCTACAGGCTCTAAGACGCGACATGATGTATCAGCTATTGAGCAGTTAGAACTGTGGAAAAGGTTTGCACTACACTACTGCGAGCACAAGCCTAGTATGACGTGTTATGTGAAGGAGAACGAGTGGCCAACTGTAGGTGCCTGGATATGGGAGAATTTCGATATAGTCAACGGAATCAGCTTCTTACCCAGCGCTGATGAAGGCCATGTCTATCAAGCAGCACCATACCAGGATATGTGCTCTGCGGATTATAGCAAATGGAACAAAAAATATGGTAAAATAGAGCTTACCTGGGATGACCTGATAGAACAGGTTGATGATACTACGGGTAGCCAGGAGTACGCATGTGTCGCAGGCGCGTGTGAGATTTAACGGTGTAACAGGAGGTGTATTATGAGATTAGTACTACAAAACCAGCACGTTCGTGCTATGGATCGTTTTTTCAACAGAGCTTTGGATTATGGAATGGGCAATCCATTCGCAGTGATGGATCGTATGTTAGATTCTCTAACAGTACCGGTTCCACCTGCAGAGGGTACAGAGTTCACAACTTATAAGATGGTACCAACTACCTATCGAACTGAGTATGAAAAGGACGACAAAGGTAATGTCACTGTCAAGTATATCGTGGTAGAACCTAAAGAGGAGAAAGAAGCCGCGTGAACTTAGTCAAGGTCGAATGGTTGGACACTGTGCAATCTGCCGGCTGGGATACTGCCGATGAGGTGGACATTAAAACCGTTCACCAAATCGGTTGGTTCTTTAACGAAAGCACTTGGTCAGAACAAGGAGTTTTAAAACTAGCCGACACTTGGTCGGATGGGGAATACTATGGTATTACAGCAATACCTAAGGGATGTATTCACAAGATTCATTCTATTGGAAAAAATATAAACTGTGTAGAAGTATTCTAAGGGGAGCAATATGGATCGTTATAGGATTCTCCTGCTGAAGAGTGGAGATATCGATAAAGTATGGAGAGGTATAGAGCCGCTTATTGAGAACGGTCTCAACACTATAGATGGTAACGATGTACGTAAGCATCTTACGACCGACGATTATTATGAGTGGGCGAAAAAAGATTTAATACAAATCTTTATTGTAGTTAAAGAGAAGAAGATAAAATTGATGACCATCACTCAGCTACTACCTTACCCAAGGTTCAAGGTGTTAGAGTATATAATGGTCAGTGGTGTAGAACTGAAAGAGTTCTCTGACCGTCTTGCGCAAACTGTAGAAGACTTTGCTAAGACAGAGAAATGTGAACGTATGATAGTAACTGCACGCAAAGGTATTAAGAAATACTTAAAAGACTGGGAAGAGATAAAAGATAAACACCAAATAAATCTTATGAAGGAATTGTGACCGGGACACCTATCCTTTACTTACGCAGGGAGCAACGCTTTCTGAGGATAGGGCCCAGCCGTTTTGGGTTGGTTAGGTAGCATCGGAGTATGGTAAGCATCCTTCATCCAAGCGTAAGGATCTGTATGTTTATTGACCATATCACTACTCATCTGCTGTTGCATATACTTGTTGCGCGTGTTCATCATTAAGTTAGCAAGATCACTCATCCTCTGGCCTCTCTTCGTTCTTTCCTTTTCCTCAATCGTTCTTCCCTTCGCTTAGCTCTGTTAGCGCGTCTATCTTCACGTTCATCACCCTTACCACCCATAAACGGTTTAGTCGTTGGAATCAGCTGACCCAATAAACGCTTCCAACCATCTTTCTTTGGATCAATCAGAGTATCACCCAAGGTGGTTAAATCACCACCAAGTGGTCCTAACCCCTCGCTTACTATTCTAGCTTGTGTACTATCCCACCATCCTCGTTTGTATGGGAAAGCTATATTTACAGCCATAGTACCTGGAGCAGACAATAAACCTGTTCTATCAAGGCGTCTTACAAACTGATTAAAGTCACCAGGTAAAGCTTTGAAATCATCTTCGTCTAGATCACCTTTTATTGCACCTCTAATTATTTCTGAGAACATCACAGCACCATACATAGCCATCGCTGTTACACCAACCTTACCTACAACCTTAGCACGCTCGACGTTATCCACGCTATGTGCAAGGTCATTACCCACAGATGTAAGTAGCGTATTACCAAACGTAGTAATGAAACGTTTAAAGAGGACTAACGGCGCTATCAACGGATTCTTAAAGGCTTTGGCAGTAGTTGCATCATTAGGTCTTGTGATTACCTGATCTATAAACCGTAATGCACCCGCATTAAATGCCGCCTCACCTGACGAAGTTTTCAGATCGATGTCACCCGTTATACCATAATCTAATAAGTCTTGTGTATACTGCTTAAAGATTCTTGCTTTCCTTCCTGTTAACTTTTTACCTTTATTGCCTTGTACAAAGTCTATGCGCTTGCTAACATGCCTCTGATAGTTACGCAAAGCCATTAGCTGCTGCATCTCTGTCATGGTAGTCAACATAGTAGCCTGCATGAACGTCTGCATGTTAAATACACCACGCACATGTTTGGGAATCTTACCTGCTAAACTACCACCAGCTCCAGCCCTCAAACCGCCACGTGCGAAGTTCGGGTTAGCATAACGAGTAGATACTAAATCACCCATAGCCTGTATATCTGCTATACCCATCTCGCGCAACAATTGGATATCACTTAAAATTCCTGAACCACCAAGTTCTCTTGACATCTTACGCATAGCAGGTAAGTGTTGGTTGAGTAATAACTTACTTATACCATTCATCCCTTTGTAACCCGCCCAGGTGGTAGCAGCCATAAGATCTACGAACCAATGATGAGGAGATATATCGCCTTTCAACATGGGTGTGAAAAACTCAGGCATAGATGCTAAAGCAACCAATGGAAGTTTCATTATTGTTGCCGCGTTAGTTAATCTTTGCACCCACCTGCGAGTTGGCATATTAGCCATATCGTAACCATATTTATTACGTGCTATACGGGCCATATCCCACGCTGCTTTAGCGAAGCGCTTCTCATCTATGTGAGAAAGTTTTGCATCCTTCTTGAGTTTTAAAACTTCACGATTGTGTTCGCGAATCTGGTCGATACCCTCACCTATGAGTCCTCTTAGAATCTCATCATTAGTACCAAAACGCTTAGCATATTCTGTACGCTCTACTGCCTTCTGTATGAAGCGTGGTATAACTGCTTGCAAATCATCTAGTACTAAACCACTGTCTATCAAAGTTTCTGTATCTAACATATCAAGATATTCTTGAATCTTGAGATCCTTCTCTATATCTTTTTCTGATCTAGTCTGATCTGCTTTTAAGTTTGTCCAATCACCTTGTACAAAACCACCACTGTTTATGATGATGTCATACATATCCTCTACAGTGATATCAGCATCTTCAAATATAGGCTTGCCGCCTTCTCTTTCCGAAAACATATCGGATAAAGTTCTAAGAAGCTTTGCCTTGCCAGATCGTGTAGCTAAATATTCAATATTCCAAACACGTGGAAGTAAGCTGTCACCCTCTCCTCTCAGATCCAGTGGACTTTCTAAACCAGATGTCTCATCTTTGGCATACTTGTACACACCATCCATCAAGTCACGCAATTGCTCTGCAGTCTTCTTAACGGCTGGGTCAGAGAATTTAACATCCTTACCAACAAGAAAATCAACAAGCTCCCCATTAGGCACTTTTGTTAACACGCCCAACCTATCTGTAGCTTCTGCAAAGATCTTAGACAGTTTAGAATAAAACTCACCCGTACGTAGTGATACATCTTGTACGAAATCGGTGCCCGTCTCCATGCCTTCGGCACGCATCTTCGCTGATTGATGTCGTTGGAATAGATCTGCTATCTTGTCTGCAGCTTCTATATCAGCCCGTTCAGTACCAAATCTACCCGTCTTATTGAAGTCACGGATAGCTTGAACTGGTTTGCCCCACAAGAAACTTGTAGCTCTATACCAAAAGCTATCGTTAAAGTGTTCTGAATAAGTTGCGCCTTTATCTTTGATGCGTTTGGCGTCTACACGACTAAAGAATGTTGGTCCAACTGTAGCATTATCCCCCATTATTTCATCTTTGGCACGCGCGGGAGCGGCTTCCACAGCACTTTTGGGCGGTTGCACAGTTATAGCCATTGTATTGATTAAACCCTTTAATGCCTGATTTTCTTCTGGCGTTATATGTACATCTTTTACATTTATTGTTTCAATACCTAAAGCTGAAGTATATGCATCTGCGAATTTTTGAAATAAATTTATTTCTGTGCTGTCATTCAATGATTTTTTTATAGCGTCTCTGAACTTCTTTACCTGCCTCGCTTCTCTTAATGTTATACCATATTTTTCAAAATCTTTTTCTGTTATTTCGTTCTTATCAAACCTATCAACCATATTAGATATATCAAAATATGGCGCAGAACTTTGAAATCGCTCACCAGAATCAAGTGGAGGCAAGCCGTTCTTTTTACGGTGGGTAGCCAGGGCAGGAGCAGTTCTACCTCCTTCAAAAGTACTTTTTATATCATGTAGAAACTTTGGCATCAAAACCAAATTCCACACAGCATTTGGAGCTATCTCACTTTCTTTTGTTATTTCTCCTGTCTCTTTAACTATAGGAGTTGTATTTAAGAGATGTTCTCTTTCTGGTTTTTGTCGCGGTTTTAGATCTAAAACTTTATTAAGTTTTTCATAAATGTTACGCATTCTTCTATAATGCAGATTACCAGCCTCGTCAGATTTAGCGGTTCTAGCTTTTTGGCGGCGTTTATCAGTATCAGCATCTTCTTCCGTTATAACTTCTATCTCATCTTCGGTAGCATAACTTAAGGTAGGAGTTTTATCCCCTTTTTCGTAAGTAACAATAACTCTATCGTATGTTTTACCATACATTTCTTTAGGAACATCTAGTATTTCAAGCTCTCCTTCAGCACCAGTTCTCTTGCTTCTCACGCGACTCTCTAATCTAGTATTGTCAACAACCTCTGCTCCACTGGTAACCTCACCTTCAGCTTCATCGATTAAATTACCATCACGATCATAATTAAAACCAGCCCGCTCTAGTGCATTAGCGTAATCTGTGCCATACTGGGTTACCATAGTGTCAAACACAGAAGGATCAACCTGCTCTAATGTGCGTCGGCTTTCCTTCTGTAATGCTTCTATATCCACAGGTGGTACAACTGTAACCTTGCCTTCCTTCTCCGCTTCTGCTACAACGTCATCTCTTTTTTGTTGTTCACGCTTTTTGTATTCAGCAGCATCAAAATCACGTTGGTTTTTACGCCATGCTTGAAATTCTTTTTGTTCGGCTTCGCTCTTAAATTCTGTTGGGGCTCTCAAGAAAAGTAAACGCTCTTCGCTGTCAGTCAAACTAGGCATCTCATCACTAGCTATCCATGCGGCTTCTTCGGCAATTACTGGATCCTTAAGTAAATCTTGTTTTTGTTTCTCAGTTATATCTGTAGGATCATATCGAGTGCGTCTAGCTTCTGCTTCGGCTACTTCCGCTCGACCTTCCATCTCAACAGTTTGTTCTTCAGTATATACTTCTGACCATGGTACTAGATCTTCATAGTTACCAATACCATAGACTGCCTCTGTGATAGTTCTCTTTACAGTTGGTCCAGCTTTACCCTTGAATATGCGTCTAACATTATTAACCGCTAGACGGCGAATCTCAGCCTCTTCTGCGGTGATCTCTCCCGCTTCTTCTTGCCTATCAATTTCCTCTTGGGCAAATGGATAAGTCATACGACCTTCCATAGGATGCTTCGCACCTTTGGGTCGATACTTTAGAATTTCAGTGTCTGTTTTTCCTAAGCGTTTCGCACGTTGATCACGTCTTGCAGTAGCCGCATACACCCTTTCTCTCGAAGGTGTCATTTGTTCTTCAAACGGTGTTATGAATTCTTCTACCGTAGTGAGGTCACCATCGACTATATTAGCTGCCTGCTCTACAAATACATCTTGATTACCAGCATCAATACCTCTCTTTCTAACTCGAGCGCCCATAACATTTTGCAAGCGTTTTAATAATGAGCGTCTTTCTGTCTTTTCATCTTCTCCAATATCAAGTGCATTAATTCTATTGCGTGCTTTCTTTGCTTCTTCGTTTATATCACGCTGTACAGTTTCGGTTTTAGGTTTACGAACTCTACTTTCAAGTCTTTCTTGAGTAGGTTCTTCAAGCGCCTCTATACGTTCGTTTACACCTTCCCAAAGTTCTTCTCTGGTGAATGGTGTTTCTGCAGCATAAGATATAATACGATCATTTAGAGTACCATCTCTTGCCGCCTCTGCAGCGGTAGCATCCTCGTCGTAGATATTCATGATCTCATCTATGGTGTCTACATATAATTCTGCATCTGTTTTTTCTGTGGTTTCTTTAGGCGCAGGCAATGCTTTCTGTGTAGGCCTTTCTATAGCAGGTGCTTTGGGCTCTGGCAGTCGCGGAGTTTCTCGTTCTGGTAAGCGTGGAGTTTCAGGTTCATCAAAGTAATCATATGCAGTGCCTCTCTCTGGTATTCTTACCGTGCCCTCTTCTACCATTTGTGCAAAAGACTCTCGCTGTCCAGGTTCTATCTGTCTTGCCAATTCACCAGCAACCATGTTTTGCGCTTGTTGTTTGTAACTAGCATCAGCATCGCCGAAAAATGCGTCCATTTCGTTCTCCGTTAATGGACCACCATCGTCACCGCCTTCTCCTTCAGGATCTCTTATAGGATCATGAACGCTATTTACATTCCTGTTACCATATTCATCATTCACATATTGTACGATCCGAGAATCAACATCTTCTTGATTTTCTGCAACATTAATTGTATCTACAAGTTCATCTCCTTCATAAACCTCTATCAACTCTTGGTTCGCTTCGTAATTAAACGTAACCTCTACAGATCCCTCACTTGGATCATCAGAGCTAGTCCAACCAGCGTAAGGATCTACAGCAATATCAAATTTATATATTGTATTTATATCTGGTACTACTACATCAGTTAATCCTTGCGTAAGTGGAGCACTGGGTGTTGCAGGTTCTAAGATCATTCTAGGATCTGCTGCAATACCAGCCGCTGCGCCACCAACTTGCTTCATAAACTTTCTGCGTGATGGATCGGCTGGCTCGCCTGTTCTGGATTCTAGTACGGTATCTCCTCTCTCATCCAACCAAATCTCATAATTAAGATCCCATTCGGCCTCTTCAAATGTTTCAAAATCACCGTACTCTCTTCGCAAATCTAATTCATTGTTTTTCCAATCTTCTTGTATAGATCGCATACGGTTGTCACTGAATCTCACATCCTCATTAGGGGCCATAGCACGTTCAGTTGCCACCTGCCGCTTACGATCTGGAAATTGAGCTACCTTACTTTCCTGAACAACAGCGCCTTCAGCCGCAGGTTGCGCCGCTACTTCAGGCGATAACGTACCCATCTGCATGCTCATATGAGCGCTGCGTATTAAATCGCGAGCTTCATTTGCAGAGTAGTCATAACCTGTGTTCTTTTTGAGAAGCAATTTTACTTTTGAAATAACACCACGTATTAAACCTGTGTTTGTTTTTTCACCAATGTTGATAGCCACAAACTCATTTACCCTATTGACTGGAGTATCATAAGCACCACCTTCTTGATACGCCTTACCCCTAGGATCTTCTGCCAACCAAGTATCTATTTCTGCTTGGTTCTGTTCATAGAATTTTTCTAAATACTCATTAAATGACTTGACATCACCACCTTTTCCAGTAGCGAAATAAGAGAATAATCCGCCATGCGCTCCACCTTCGTGCATTAATAAAGAATTAACACGATTCTTAACATCTTGTCGGGTTACTTTTTGACCCTTTTCTTTGCCGGCTTGCTCTCTAGCCATACCCTTGATTAATATAGGATCAAAACCCATTTCTTTAGTGCCAGGATCTACAGAACCTTCAGTGCCCCAACTAGTTTCACTAGCAAGAGCTGGATCTGGCATTGACACTTGCGCATTGTAACCTATACGCGCTGCTTCGCTCGCCATCAGTTGGCTAATATATGCTGGATCAGCTTCTATAAGTCTGTCAGCTATAGCCCTTGTAGATGCTACTGGAACTTGTGTGCCACCAGTCATCAATACTGCAACTTTCCATACATCATTCATGCGATTCCAGAACTCGTCAGAGGTTACATCCTCTCCCTTCCTGGCCATATCATAAGCCATCTGACCGAATTCTGTTACATACTCACCAGCTACTTCTGCTGTCATACCACCAAGTAAGTCTCTTGCGAAGCTTCTAGCACCGGGAGTACGAGACAGAAGCTTACCAATAGGGAATGCTTCGCCTGCTACTTCGGCGAGAGTATAGACAAATGCTTGTTCCGCGGCTTGACTACTATCTAACCCTTCCCTTAAGGCTTGCTGGTAAAACTGTGGATACACAGTAGTTGACATAGCTGTCATAGCGCCTGCCATGGGAGCAGCGCGTTTAGCCCTAGTACCCCACTTTCCAAGATTAGCAAGAGCTCGCGCAGCCGCGAATCCTCTACCAGCTACACCCCCTGCTAGTGCTCGCCCTGTCGTGTGTAGACTTCTAAGAGCGCTTTCTAAATGAGAACCACTAATATCCGCGCCTTCTCCTGGTAAATTTATAACTGGTCTATCAGGATCCCAATCTTGGCTTGGAGCTCCGCCACCATATAAATCATAAAGACCACGAAGTCTTTTTTGCTCATCAGCCCACTTATCAAAACCAAGGGTTTCAGCCCAACTTACAGCTTCATCAGCTACATCTTCACCAATTCGATACCCAGCTTGACTTGCACTCTCTTTTAAGTGGTCCCAATAACTCTGTGCAGGTGTTGCTGCGCCATAGCTTAACGCAGGCGTGCCCGGGCCTTGCGGGGTCGCGGAAACGGTTTGCAAATAATGGTTTCTTATTTCTTGGTATTCTTTAGGTTGATTTATATCTTCTGGATCTAGATTAGTATCACGCCACCCCTCCATCAACCGAAGAAGTTCAATTTCTGAGTATGCCATGTTATCCTAGTTTATTTGATTCTTTTAAAGCCATTCTCAACACCTCTAAATAATCATCCATGATTTGTTGCGCGTTATATAATCGAGGTGTTTCAATGTATTTAGCTTCTGTATCATTAAATTTACCAGGTACAAATTCAGAAATAGCTCCGCTTGTATCTACAAGATCAAGTTCTTTTGGACCCATACCTATCTTGGCCTTCATCTCTTCAAAGACTATTTGAGCGCTCTTACCTGGGAAATACTTTCGTTGTATCATTTGTGCTGCTTGCCACATATTGCTCATCAATTGTTGCTCTTGAGCATCTGAGAAAAGCTCACTCATACTGAACGACTCTATATTATCAGGATCCTGTTCTGGTACGCTACCTAACAAAGCTTTTTGCATAGCGCTTGAAATACCAGCCATTACGTCATCTTCATGAACTAGACGATCATTTCGATTACCATAAGCTTTGTTCCAACCTTGTAACGGGGTAATCTTTTCAGCTGGCGCTTGCGGATTAAAGATACTTTCCAGATCCTGCCTAGATGTTGTTCTACCAACCATTTTATCGCGAGTAAGTAAAGCATTTAATCTTTGTTGTTCTGTCAGTTTCTCAACGACATCTGTATCGTCATATATAGCATCTTCATCGCCCATAGTTTCTGGCGGCATTGTAAGACCTCCACGAAATAAGGCATCCTGTTTACTATATTCTTCCGCATTAAACTGCGCTGCTGCTTCTGGACCAGCTATTTCGTTAATATGCCCGGCGCTTAGCCCCATGTCTTTCAAAGCTAAAAATGCCATACTATGATTTACATCACCTGGTTTCGTGTTTTGATATGTAAATAACGCCTCTCTTAAGGCTTCTTGATCAAATTCTTGTTTGCCTTGCATTCTAGAAATTAACTCTGCTCTAGATGGCATGCCCCATAAATTACCATACTTAGCACGTGCGCTCATGTTGGCTTCAAGAACTTCTCGCAAACCAGGAGTTGTAGCTGTTTCACCAGCCATTTCGTTCCAATCGCCGCCCATTTCTGTATCTGTAAAAGCAGGAGTTTCTTGCCCCAAAGCAGTACCTAGTGTGTTTTCGTTGTAACGACCTAAAGCATCTTGGTGCTGTTGTGCAAGTCTCTGTTTCTCTGCATTTGCTTGCGCATATGCGGCGCGTTGCTCTTGCCACAATAAATCTTGCCTGCGTTGTATTTCATCTTGACGGCCCCAACCCTGACGCTGCCTAGCACGTGCTTCTCTATTCCAAGCGTCTTGTTCTTGCTGTCTAGCACGCTTCTGTTGCGCTAACCTGTCCTGTGTAAAGACGTCAAGAGCAGCCGCGATTGGACTGAATGATGAAGGGATTGTTATAATTGCCATATTAAATACCTATGTCCAAACTCCACCACCTGTTGACCCTGGGGTTGTTGGCATGCCAGATCCATAAATTTTACCGTAATCGCCTGAGAGTTTAGACGAATAGGGTTTGGGTACATCACCTTTCGCTGGTGAAGACTCCATAAGATCCTTCATGCTTTTTGCAATACCACCTAAACTGCCTTCTTTTCTGATTATATCAGTCTCTATCCAAGGTTCGTACGTCGCGCCTATAGATTGCCTATCTTCTACCAAACCGCGTTTTTGTTTTGCAGCTTCATAATCAACTTCTTCACCTACTACACCAGCATCTGTTGATATCGCAGCAGTTCTTGCAGGTTCGCCCTGTTGCGTAGCGCCCATACGCCCCATAGCTTCTTGATCTTCGGTTGCCCTGCGTTGGCCAGCAGATAAAGCTGCCATATCACTAGCATCTAATTGGCGTTCACCTCTTACCATAGCCTGTTGTGATGCTAGAGCATTGGCCCATGGAGAGCCTGCAGTTAAAGGATTGACAGGGGTAGTACTGACATCTTCCATTAGCCTTGATTCGAAACCAGGAGCATAAGTGTCTAGACCCATACCTACCCTTGGGCTTAAATAACCTGCAGCTTGTTGTCCTTGATACTGCTTAGCACCTTCAGCTTTCTGAGCGGCTTGGTTCTTGATCTGCCGCATACGTTCTCGCTGATTGAAGTCAGTGATCTCGCTTTTAGTATCAACGTCACTCATCTGACTGCGATACTCTCGCTGTAGGTTCTGTTGCTTAGCCATAGCTTCAGCAGCCTTTGCTCTAGCTGCGGCTTCTGACATACCAGAAAACGCGCTTGCCATTGTTAATCCTTTAGACATTATGTTCTCCTAACATACTCGATAACCTACCCTAAACCTGGATCACCTTCGGCGTCCGTGCTAGTTGGAATAAAACTCATGTTATATCCCCGTCAAAACAATCCCTCGCCATGACCGGCACCCATTTCGCTTGCGCTTTCACCATATACCTCTTCTACTTTTGGTTTAGCTTTTACTTTTGCTTTTACTTTTGCTTTTTCTGGTGTTGTTGTTGCCTTTACTTCTGGTGCTTTTGCTATTTTAGGTAATCTAGCAAATGAACCTAAAGATGCATTATAACCACCAACACTTGGGAACGCGCCACCTGTTATATCACCAGCTTCTGCTGCCCCGCGTAAGTAATTAGCATCTTGATTTAGTGCGCTTAACTGCCCAGTTTCATAGTCCAAACCTGACAAATTAGCCTGCTGCATAGCTCTAGACTGTGCTCGTTTATCTTTCTTAAGTTGGTCAAAGTATGCTTGCCCACCAAATTGGCCAGCACGCGAAGCAGAGAACTTAGAAGCTCTGTCTTGGTCTCTCATCTGTTCTCGAAGTTGACGCTTTTGTAGGTTAGTTACAGCATCAGCCCTACCACGTATATCACCCCTTCTGGTACCTAAATAATCTTCTGCCATACTTCTACCACCACGCACCCTTTTTTCAAAATTAGGTCGTGCATTAACAGGAGATACAGGAAGATCTAGTGAACTTTTGGAAATATCTACTTTTGGATCAACAAAGCCCATTAATGTTTCTGGTGGCATTGGTGTTACCATGCTAGATTTAGACATCAAAATTCTCCTAAAACGTTGTAATAGTATGTTAACCCATTTAGGGTAAAAGCAGAATTAGCCGTTTGAGTAATATCATAGCTAATTTCTGTTGTCATCAATTCTACTGGAATCATGGGCGCAGCGCGCGTATCTCCGTCAAGCGATATAGCTGTAGTTTTCTCTGCTGGTGTTCGTGCATCCCATCGATGTTGTACATCTGCTGTTCCTGTAAACATAGCATCCATTCCGTATATCTTCTTCCAATTACCTTCGGCGCCTAATGAGTTGAACGAGCTTTGTAATTGTAATGGAATGCTAGCATCGGTTATACCATCACTTAAATCATCTTCATACTTTTCTGGATTAAATGAATATACAAAGGTGCCTGCTGGTGTTTCCATCAAACCAAACAAAAACTCTCTGAATGAACACATATCACGCATTATACAACTAGTTGGTAGTGTCCATCTAGCCCATGCACTTAAATTCGCTATTGTGGAAACAGTCAACACAAATAATTGATCCTTTATAAATAAGATCCATTGGTTGTTTCCAGAATAGTGTATAGCCTTAGGTTCGTATGTGGCGGATTCTGTTTTTATTAACTCAAATAACAAGTCATATATAGGGGCTCCAACGTCAGTAGCCTCCATAGAATCTGTGTATAACATTTGGCCACTTGCATAGACGCCGCCTTTGTTCAAGAAAAGTAAGTCGTTACCACTGCTTCTAATAGTGTTTGGAAAGTTAGAATAACCATTCTCAATGACGGTGTCTAACGTAGTTAAGGCAGGGTCTTCATCTGTCTTCCATAACTGAAGATTATTAGACATGAAAACGACTAAATTATTTCTGAATACACCAACGCCTTCTATCTCATCATCTTCAGGAGATTCTAGACCTACTGGCAATCCCAATGTACCCGAGGCATCAGATGGAGATGACCAATCAGTAGGATCTTCTGTAGCGGAATATTTTACGTATGCTTGGCCAAGCGCGTTGGTTCCAATAGCATATATTTTCGAACCATTAGCAACAACTGATTTAGTGTTAGGACAATTAGCATCTGTAATAACATCGGGTGTACCAGCTACATACTCTGCTAAAGAATCATAGAAGTGACGAATAGTTCCGTCAGCATATTCTATTACAGCATATATACGTCTGTTAAATGGTACCATCTGCCAAACGCGAGCTATAGTATTGGCAGCATCATCTGGGTCAGGACAAACACATACACTTATCGTTGCGCTAATGGGCGGATTTATACCATAACCTGTCAATGTGGGCATTGAAACTATAGCTGAATGTGAGAACATTAACAGCTTCTGGTCGAACATAAACATACCTTTGAGATTAGTATTCAGAGCTGTAGCACCATGCAAGTTTTCCATACCAGGTCGTTTAACAACAGCATAACCTGAGTTAACATACGCGTTATCTAGGACTTGAAAGCCCCTAGCGTCTGATACTTGCTCTGATTTCTTACGGTTTAAACCTTCTCGAAAATCTTCAAAGGTGAGAGAAGACATTAGTACCTTCTTTGTGTAGGATCATATCCAGGTTGTGGAAAATCAGCAAACATTTGCCGACGCTCGCCCGCCGCGGGTAATGCCGGTTGTCTTGCTAGGGCACGCATGAAAGCATTACCTCTACCAAGAGAAGCTCGTGGAATACCATGACCTATAGTATCGGCACTTCTAAGCGGGCCACCCATAGGACCAGTAGTACTCGGTTGTTGTGGATGTATAGGTGATGCTTGCGCGGAAGGCATATAACCTTGACCTCCACTACCACCTGCTAATTCATTATGCATTTGTCTAGATGCTATATTGGGGGTATTACCCATTATATTCGCTAACATCTCAATCAAATTCCAATCGCCCATAATACTTCTCCTATTTCTTCTTCTTACGTTCCAAAGGTCCTGGCAATAACCAACCGAGCACCATAGGCACTATTACTACCAATATAAGTAACCAACCTCCCATACTTACTAGGTCGCCTAAAAGTGTCCAGAAGTTATCTGGCGCACAACTAGTCATGTCCGCACCCTTCTGCAAAGGTGTAGATTTGGTCATAGTCTGATCCGCAACCACACTTGTCACAGAGGCACCTACCGCTGCCGCCAGTAACACAGGAGCAGTCCCCGAAGTCGCAATCGACGCAATCGCACCTGGAACTAATGTTCCCGCCCCCACCAGGCTTGCTTTCTTCAGACTGGTACATCCGCCGATCCAGATAACAGGGAGTATACAAGCGTAACGACTATAAGAACCACTGCTATAGTTATTACGGGTTTTTCTTTTGCCCAGTTTTTTAAAGTTTCCATTAAGCATCCTCAAATTGAAATGAATCCCCGCAACCACACGATTTGGTATTAGGGATTTTAAAATGGAACGTAGATTTAAAGGGATCATTAATCCAATCCAGAGTCGCCTCGGATAAATACCCCTCCGAGGTGGGATCTATAACTACGTTCTCGCTCAGCCAAGTATCGCTCTCGCTTACTCCATCTGTCTTCGACAAGCCCACGGTGAATCCACTGCAACCACCTCCACTGACCTCTATTCTTAAATATTCTGAACCGGTCAAGGTTTGGTTTATCTTCTCTGTTGCTGAAGGGGTAATGTTCATGGTCCACGTCGGTTACTCAAACTATCTATTTTAACACTCAAAGATTTCAACATATCCTTTATCTCCCCAAATTGCTCAGAATTTCTAGCATCTGAGCGATCCATTCGTTGATCTAAACTTTTAATTTCGTGATGATTGCGGATGGTATCTTGTTCTATTCCAGTCACATAAGTAAAGAATCCAACTGCAATAGCAATAGTACCTAATAAATGTGAAACACTGAGACTCTTCGACATGTGCCACCCACCGTTCCCACGTCGTTCTGGTCCAGTATATTCAGTCATTAGTTTGCAATTTCCTGAAGTTTAGCATCCATCTGTTTAATACCTGAAGATACTGAGTTTTGAAACACAAAAGGAACAATAGCATGCACTACGCCTACAATAGCCATAGCAACTAGTTGCGCTGATAATTTTAAAGCAAATGATAGGTGTGACCAATAACCCATATTACTCTCTTTTAAGTGTCTCATATATTTTCCTCTTCCATTGGCGTTTTAGCCGGTAAACTATCTACTTCTAATGTTCTCAAATAATCCTTAGCGGACCAGAAAATGCAAGTTTTATCCACGTTCTGATTATGCAACAGAACGGTGCTTGTAGGATTATTTCTATTCTCGGTAATATACATCTGTATATTCAATCCAGAGATTGTACTAATATCCATTGCATGAACAGGCTTTTCATTATAATTCTCAAGAAGCTCTTCCATCAACTCTTCAGGTCCGCCTGGAGTGCATAGAACTTGAAGAGATACAATGCCTTTAAATACATTTTGTAATTCTGCCTGTGCAGACAAGGAAAAGGTTAACAAAAGTGCTCCTAATAACCATTTTATACCAGTCATATGTTATTCCCCAAAATATCCACCACTAAATTTATCAGATACTGCCGCTTTCGCCTCAATAAGACAGTTAGGTAGCATGTCGTTTGGCGCTATTGTCATCCAGATTATCAAGAAAGGAATTAAAAACCAATGCGCTATCCTTGCTATCCCTACTACAAAACTCACTTAGGATACTTAGCTTTAACTGCCTGACGCTTACCTTCTAGTGAAGTAACCGCAGCCATTCTTTCCTCAACCACACCTTCCCAAAGAGCCACAGTCAGTTCATCTATAGATGGGTATTCTGCTAATCGTTTACGAGCGTAGTCGTTGTCGTATGCGGTTTGTATTTGAGTCCACGCAGTTTCCAACTCTTCTTTTGTGGGCTGTGGGTCAGGCCCGTCCCATCTAATGAATTCATGTGGAGGATTACTTTTGTTTAAACTATAAGAGTTATTGTTTAACTTTAAATGATCAATTACCAGATTAATGTCCATATCTCTCCTATGCAATCTGCATAATTTTAACAGTGGTATAAATCTCTTCCGCAAGAGAACTAGCCTTACCAAAACCATAAGTTGCAACAGTCGTAACGCATCTATGCTCCACCTTGAACGTAGCAGTCGATGTGAGAGTTACTGCAGCAGAACCACACGATGTAGTTGAAACCTCTGCATCAGCGTAGTAACCCCAATCGTGTACTGGATTAGAATAAGCCGATGTACCATACTTCACTACAGTGGTGGATGTTGTGTTGTAAAGTCTCGATCTATGTTGATTAACCACAATAGCAGGACAAGTCCAATCTATATAAAATGTTCCTACAGGTAATGTGAATTCATTGCTAGACAATGTGACACCGATAGTGTCGTAGTATTCCGTGTTCAAATCACGATGCCGCCAAGCACCGTTTGTGAATGTTCCGCCATTAGTTCCCGACGTTTGCTCATCAACAAGATAAGCAACCTTAACTGAACCCAGAGTTACATCTGCATCAGGAAATGTAATAGTCCTGTCGGCAGTCGGATCAGTTATAGCAAATGTAGTCTCAAAAGCATCTGCTGTAGCTCCCTCAAAGACTAGAGGAGAGCCAGCAGCGGTCTGGAAGGTTGCTACACCATCCTTGATTAATACGCCATCAATGGTTACTCCACCAGCAGCAGTGCGTTCAGAAATTGTGTCAACTTTAACTTCGCTCATAATCCAAAAGCCTCCTGCACTTCTTCTGTAGTGATGTGATCTGGTTTCATATTAGGTATCTGCCAGTTTCACAAATGTTGCATATGTTAAATTTTCTGTTGTACTTCCCAATGTTTCATTGCTTGTTCCGCCACTCAAAACATCAACAGAGAATCGCACTTTGCAATCAGTGGTACTCGTAACATCAAACAGGTGAAATGCCGTTCCTGATTGCCTGTGCATCGATTGCGCCTCCGCAAATGCTGATGCAACAGTGTTATAAGTAGAATTGTTAGTGGTAGTGTCGATGCGATACTGGTGTTGGCTTGATCCGCCAGGTTCGCCGTCCATACTTCCGCAAAACACAACAAGCCAAAAACCTGTCGATGGATAGGTGAATACGCCGGATGACTCGCTCATTGCAGAACCCAATCTGCCGTATCCGTAGGTGTCGGACTCCTCCCATGTCCCTGTAATGGGAATGTGGTCACCTGTAATCGTCGCAGTTAATCTCCACTGGCTAGCGTCAGTTAATCCACCAGCAGGGAATCCTGTTGTGGTAGCACCCGTGAGGTCAATCGTGCCATTAACATCCAGCGTCGCTCCACTAGCTATATCAATCTCTGCTGATGCAGGGAGTTGGAAAAGATCAGAAGCATCACCAAGTGTTACTGTCGTACTTGTTGAGGGGGATATTTTATTTGTTTTTACTTCGGATGCCATCGCTATCCTCCTGTGATACTGGCTATTTCAGCATCGTTAAGGCCAAGAGCATTTAGCTTTCCAATGGCGCTTGCTTTTGTTTCGGCTGCGGCTACTTGTTCTGCTGTAGGTTCGGGGACAGGCGGTTCTACAAAGTGGAATGAGCCATCATACGTGCCACCGATTCTTGTATTCTCGTCAGCTAGAATTAACTCAGCGTCGGGTATGGACACTTCCTGCACACCATCCCATACAATTATATTTTCTACTGCGCCGTTTTTAACTACTGCGTAATTAGCCATTATTTGTACTCCCACACTATTATCAGACCGGCTGATCCCGCAGCACCACTATAGCCAGTTGTCCCACGACTACCTTCCCCGCCACCACCATAACCGGGTGTTGCGGTTGGTGGATTTGCATTGCCTGTAATAGAATAGTGCATGGAAGAAAATTGTGAACCGCCTCCAGTGTTATTT